TAGTGCGCCACGACTCGGGCAATAGTGTAGAATTTCACGTGAAAATTTATCGGGACCTAATTTTTTTACATCCGCATTCAAATGGTCAGACGAACCCCAATAGGTTCTCCAATCACTTTCTTTATAACCACGCCTTTTATTCTTACGTCCCTTAAGAGGAGGTTTAGTGGTCTTAAATCTTGCTAACTTCTTACCTATGTATTTTCGGTCATTTGTAAGATTCGTAATAAGATATACAAATCCCTCAACACCATCAGGTAATTCAATTACAACTTCATTGTTATATGTCCATTCACTCATGGTAATAATTATTCCATACTTTAATAGGTCTAAAGACCTAATATCTTCAGAAATTTCTTTTCGTTTCACTCAAAGAAGATTTCCTCGATATTTATTTCTTCCATATAATTATATATCAATATTATAAAATCATTATATTTTAATTACTTGTTCGGTTTGGAAGACACAATTGCCCATCCACTGGGCAACTGCAAATGAAACTTGTTCTTGCTCATCAGATTCTATGTCTAAGTTAGCCACTAGCAATGGCGAGGTCGGTTGACGATTCCCTCATAACTTAGTATTGCGTCTTTCGACTCAACGGCACCTCAATTAGTCTACATAGAATAAAAATCTAATCGAAGTTGGTAGTGCTTTAAAACCTACCAGCGGTTTGTACATTTCTGTACGGTAAATACTAGTCATTCAATTACCTTTAGAGTAACGAATGTTAAAATACGAAATATCTCTTTGTGGTTAACGAGAAGCAGTGTCGGATTTCACCCAACTTATCCGAACGTATGTATAATATACGCCCTCAATCCCGAGTCGGCAACCCGACTAACAGTTCCACTATGTATTGCCTTATTAGAATCATTATTAGCCTTAATATCTTTAGATTTTGTATCAGATTTGGGAATTTTTATTAGAATTATATCGATTTGTATTAGTTATGTTGAACATACTAACATAGTGGAAAAGGGATGTCAACCTTTTTTGTAACTTTTTTTGTATTTTTTATAAAATAGGTGTTCCAGCCTTCTTACTCAACTCAAAATTGTCTTTTATTATTTCGTTTAAGTGGTTTATATGATTAACAGGCATTTCGTGGAGTTCTGATATACTGACGCCACCTCTCATATACCAAGTCAATTTCAGCAAGGATTTGTGTAGACTATCAAGTGATTTCTTATAAGACTCTTGTTTGTCCTGAATTTCTTTGCCGCTGGCAGTCTTCAACCAGCCTAGGAAAAATTTACAGGGTTTAACTCAAAGTTTACTTTATCTGCCTCGTTACATTCTTCACAAACAAATTCAAAGACACTCAAGTCTGTTGTTTTTATATCGAGTGAGTCTATTTTGTTTTTTACGTCTTTAACAACCGAAGTGGGAACATTATCTATGAATTCTACAATATGTTCATACTCATATACATCACCTTCTGGTGTTTCTATCTTATGGATAGAATTGATAAGCAAATCTACATTCTGTTTTGATACTTTTCTAAAACTGATTGCAAATTGTTTTGCCATTTCTAACTCTGCATTGTTTTCACCTGTATTACTTTCCGCAGTTTTTTGAATACTATTCAATATTCTAGCCTGTTCAACATCAATTAGTGCTAATCTAGTAACACTTTCAAGTTTTGGCGGCTGTATATGAATTTTTAAATCTCCCCATTCTACTGGTTCTAATTTCTTTACTTCTGGAAACTTATCAAGTATCTGGTTTATGTCGATATTATATTCAGCCTGTGCTTTACAGTGGGAACACGTGTGTAGATGTGATATATCCTTGCCATATGTTGCAAGTTTTATTGCTAAAAATAGCAATTCTGCGTCTACGTTGCATAATTCTCTAGGTTCTGGAATAGATGGCACACAACTTTTGATTAGTTCTACAATCGCTTCACCATTAAGAAGTGCATCGGGATTTGTCATTGATATCTCATCAATTGCAGTCATTGGCAAAATGCCAATCTCATCCAATACAGTTTTTTCTATTTCTGGATTAAATGCTCCGGATGTCGGAATTTGTACATATAGTTCTGGTTTACGAAAATATCCTGCTAGGGGATTTGGTTTGTCGCTCATTTTATTTCCTTTGATAAATACAGTATAAGTTAATTAATTAGATAAATTAAATACGAACTAAATTATCTAATTAATATTTATCTTTAATAATAACTACGAAGTTTTTGATAATAGAGAGTAGACATGGCAGAAGAACAAGACGTACATATTTCCAGTATTAGTGGCACTATTGCCGCGTGGAGCAGTGAAGCAACTGCGAAAAAGATGGAGGGCGTGTTAACCAAAATAGCAGGCCAAAATGCCTCTATAATGCAGTTATTAAATGCTACTAAAAATGGAACACAACTTTCAACAAAAGAATTGGCAAAGATTAGTGCTGATATAAGAAAGCAGGACTCTACTACCAGAAAGAGTGAACAGGTAAACAAGTCAGCCAGAACAAGAACTCAACAACAAGAACAGAAACAAACAGGAATATTATCTAATATTCCAATTGGATTAAGAGATGTTGTTGCTGAATTAAAAGCAAACGAGAGAGCAGAAAAGAAAAGAGCCAATACTTTAAAAGACTTGATGGCTAGAGGTATGGAGAGAGGGCAAGCAGAGAAAGTTGTAAACAGAGGCGAGGCACTTGAAAAGTACAGAGATGCGATGAAAACTGCTGGCAAAGTAGGCGTTGCCGCCGTTGTTGGGGCTGCTGGAGTCCAAGAAGCCCAAAAAATTGCTTTCAGTGAAAGATTTGACATGGTCCGAGAGATGAGACAGTCGGGTTTGTTACATGGCTTTGAAGTTGCTGGAAAGGGTTTTATCGATATCAGTAGAACTATTAGTAACACTAATTTTACTTTTGGTGAAGCCTCAGATTTTGTTTCTAAGTTTTCTAAAGTAGTTGGAATTAATGGTGTAAAAGGCACATTAGATTTTGTTCACGCTCTAGCCTCGCCAGATGACCAAGATGGAATGATGCAGAGAATGGGTATGGAGTTTAGCCAAGTAACAAACATGGCAGGGCAATACCTAGAATCATTGCGAATTGCAGGTCAACTCCAAAATATGTCTGACGGGCAAATGAGACGAGGCATGGATAGTTTCATGTCGAATGTTGAAATGACCGCAAATGTATTAAAGATATCAATCGAAGAAGCCGCGGCAATGATGTCGGGAGGAATATCTAATGCAGATACTGGCCTATTGAGTACAATGCCGACAGAACGAAGAGATATGATAATGGGAGCAGTTCAGAGTATGACCGCTCAAGGCATGGGACCATTAGCAGAATTGTTGAAATCAAGGCTAACAGCAGGGTCAGAACAAGCATTTGTTTTATCAGCACAGTTTAATGAAATGTCAAATACTGCATTAGGAAGACAGTTATTAGAGTTTACTAATCAGTTAGCACCAATACTTGAAAATCAAGGAGATGGTGCGTTTCAAACTGCATTAGCAGAAACAATGGGACCTTTTGCAGAAAATTTCTTATCACAAGCATCAACTGGCGGGCAAAGAGCATTGATGATTGGTGATGAACAGTATGCGGCAATGATTGGTGAGTTTATAAAAGCGGCACAAACTTACCAAGATGCAGGTAAAGGAATTCAAGGACCACAAGAAGAAGATATAACAGAACTATTGAATCGTGAACAGCAACGCCGAGCGGCAGTGTTGGCAGAAGATGCAATGAACGAATTGTTGCCCGCTTTTGTAGAAAACTTGAAGGAGTTGACAAAAGTAAATAGAGAATTTGCTGAACAGGCAAACGAAACATTAAAAGGATACGCTGGCGTTGTTGGAACTGTGGCAGACTTTGGGACTTTCGTTGACAAAATTAGGACAGAAATTTCAACAATGGTATTAGATGCAATCGACGATTCTGAGCAGTATAGACCTGTTCGCCAACTTGAAATGTCTCCGACAGAGCGAAAGAGATTAAATGTGGATGAGGACTCAACAAAAGAAGAGGTGACTGAGGCATTAGCGATTCAACGTCTATCTGTTCAAACAGTTTTGGATGAAGTTAATGCATTTGCACAGAAAATTGAAGATGGTGAATTTGCAACCTTGAATACGGACGCCATAGTCGCCTTAATAGAGGATAGAAACAAACAAAATAAAACACTTCGTTCTACTTACTTTGACTCAGTAGACCCCGAAACCGAAAGTCTTAGAGGCGAATTGATGATACAGATGCAGGAGAATTCTGCGGCACTTGCCAATTTGATAAGAGAACTGAACAAATAAAGGTAAACGGTTGACAATGTATACAAAATATGTTAATATAGATAAAATTAGGATTAAATTATGACTTGGAAAAAGTACTTTAAAACATATGATGGTGTTCCACGCCCATCTGCGGAATGTGGACCCGCTACAAATAATGCGTCTAGTTCAAAATATAGCAGTTGGTTACCTGAAGTCTATATGGGACAACCCAATAGAGTACAGCGTTATGGACAATATGACCAAATGGATATGGATTCTGAAGTCAATGCGGCATTAGACACGATTGCAGAGTTCTCTACATTGTTTAGTGAAACTACTAAACTACCGTTTAACATTCAATACAATGATGACCCATCGTTTACTGAAAACGAAATTCTTCAAAAGTCATTACGTCAATGGTGTTCAATGAACAAAATGAACCAACGCATTTTTAGAATTTTTAGAAATACAGTTAAATATGGTGACCAGTTATTCGTAAGAGACCCAGAAACATATAAACTATATTGGGTAAACCCATCAAAGGTTGAAAAAGTTGTCGTAAACGAAGGTAAAGGCAAAAAGATTGAAGCATATTACATTAAAGATTTAGATATCAATATGCAAAGTCTTAATATTACCGCAGACACAGTTAAACTATCACAAACTGGCAATCAGAAGATGGGTATTCCTACATCTACATCTGGTATGCAACAAAGTTATGGTTCAGGTGCTGAAGGTCAAGGTTCAAGGTTTGCAAACGATGTAACAACTACCGCAATTGATGCCAAACATGTTATTCACGTATCACTAAGTGAAGGTATCGACCAATACTGGCCGTTTGGTACAAGTATGCTTGAGCCTGTATTTAAAGTATACAAGCAAAAAGAATTATTAGAAGACTCAATCATTATCTATCGTGTTCAACGTGCGCCAGAACGTAGAGTATTTTATATTGATGTTGGTGATATGCCAACTCATAAAGCACGTCAACACTTAGAACGTATTAAGAATGAAATTCATCAACGTAGAATCCCATCTAAAACTGGTGGTGGTGCTAACGTTGTTGATAGTGCATACAATCCACTTTCTATTATGGAAGATTACTTCTTTGCTCAAACAGCCGAGGGTCGTGGTTCTAAAGTTGAAACACTTCCAGGTGGTGAGAACTTAGGAGAAATTGATGACTTGAAATTCTTCAATGACAAACTACTTAGAGGTTTGCGTGTTCCGCCAAGTTACTTGGGTGGTATG